CCCATGATCTTCGCCTCGTACTCGGTGGCGACCTCGGCCTTCGCCGCCGCCTTCGCCTCCTCGATCGCACGGGCGTTGTCGTCCAGCGCCGCGATCCGGGCCTTCTCGTCGGCGGCTTCCCGCGCCTTCAGTGCCTTCTCGGCCTTGTCGGCGCGGTCCCGCTCGGCCTTGATCGCGGCCTTGCCCTCGTCGCCCAGCGGGGGGTCGGTGGCCGGCGGGGGATCCCCAGCCGGAGGATCGGTCACCACGGGGGGTGTCTCAACAGTCATTCCATGCTCCTTCAGTTGCGAACGATCTCCGGCAGCCAGTCGCCGCCGGAGGGGACATTCTCGGTGATCTTCGCGCTCGTCATCACGGCCCAGTTCCGGTACTGGGTGCTGGGCACAGCGGTGACGATCTTCGCGAGCCTAGCCTGCTCGTCGCGCAGGAACTGGCTCCACACGTCCTGCGCGAACTCGCTGCTCACCCGCTGCTCCAGTGCGGCGAGCTGCTGGCGCCCACGGTAGCGACGGTCACGGGCGTAGGGGCCGGGATCGTTGAACTGGGCATTCGCCGCGTACCGGGCCAGGCGCGCGCTGTACTCGGGGTCGCCGACGAGGACCGGCTCGAACGAGCACCGGCACTGCGGATGCCGCAGCCGGGGACTCGTCTTGAACACCAGCGCACCCGCCGCCTTCATGCAGCGGTCGCAGGCGCCCGGATGCGTCACCCGACGCAGCGCCATGATCGCCTTGTTCGGTCCCAGCAGCATCGCGTCGACATAGTCGGGGGTCGCCGTCACCGTCGACTCCGTGTAGTCGACGATCCTGCGCGACGCGATACCGAACGCGTCCGGCTTCTCCTCCTTCAGGTCCGCATCCAACTGCGCCAGCGTCGACCACATCGCGCCCTGGCTGGACGGGATCCGCAGTGGAACCTGCGGCATCGTCGGAAGCTCCGATCCGACACCGCGCGGCGGCGGGATCGGGGAGCCGCGCCCCCCGACGAGGACATCCTGCACGGTGGGTCGCAGCACATGCATCGGCACGTCGAACAGGGGCGCGCCCTCGGCGGTCGCGAACCGCTGCAGGTAGCCGACGCGAGTGGCGGCGACCGCGATCATCGCCCCCGCCAGCAGCGCGGACCACTCATCGGCCATCTGCTGGGCCTCTGCGAGGGAGGTCGACTGCGACGCCTGGTACATCATCGACCCGGCGACCATCCCCGCCTGCGCGGCGATCAGCTCGAGGGCGTACTGCTGCTGCAGGCTCAGCGCCCTAGCCTCCGGTGACGGCACCCTGTCCACCCTGCTGGCTGTCCGCAGGCTGCGTGGGAGCGCCCTGCGCTCCCACCTGCGCGACGAGCTGCATGAACGCCTCGCTCATCGCCATCGACTCCATCCGCGCGATCTCCTGCGGGGAGTAGCCGAGCTTCGCCCACAGCACCTGCCGGGGCACCCCGACACTCGCCGCCTTCGTGACGTAGTCGCCCAGGGCCGCGTCCGACTTGATGCTCGGGTCGGCCCACACCACCTCGGCGTCGTCCGCGTTCGACCTGTTGTCGCCCAGCATCTTGAACGCCAGCCGGAACGCATCCTCGAACGCCTCGCCGTAGATCCGCTGCCGCGCCTCGATCTTCTTCACCAGCGAGCTCTCCATGGCCGTCAGCGCCTCCGCGCTCGGCGGCACGCTGAGCTTCGCGCTCATCGCGAACATCGGGGTCGCCGTCACCGCCGCCAGCATCTCCACGTCGGAGCCGATGGCGTTCAGGTAGCCGGAGAACTCCGACTCCGTGAACTGACCGAACCGGGCCTGCTCGTCCTCCGCGACCCACAGGCCGTCAGGGCCGGAGCGGAAGGGCCGCACCGGGTTGCCCTCCGCGTCCTTCTTGATCTCCAGGCCCGTCGCGTAGCGCTGCGGGAACGCCACCGACTCCTCCGCGACCATCATGTTCAGCAGCGTCTGGTTGATGCGCTTCTGGATCGGGATGCCGTTGCTCATCTCGCTCGACCAGCCACCGCGCAGCGTCGGCTTGTTCAGCAGCGGGATCATCGGGACCGCGCCATACGGGTTCGCACCCGACTCCGCGACCTCCCAGTTCGTCCACGCATCCCAGTCTCCGCGACCCCGATACGACACGATGTAGTCCCGCGTCCACAGCGTCGCCGACCAGCCGTCCTCGTCCTCGAACACCTTCAGCGCCGACGCCACCTTCCGCAGCGAGCCGGGCACCATCTGGTGGACGACCTCGGACGGATGCTCCGGCGCCCAGTCGATCTCCAGCGGGTCATCAGCCGACGGCCACACGCTGACGTAGGCCAGGCCGCACGACAGCGCGGTCTCCAGCAGCATCGTCTGGTTCGCGTCCATGTTGGACCGCTGCCACATCCCCCACGCCTGCTCGTCGACATCGTCGGAGCCCATCCTGATGCCCTCGATCGACAGCCGGGACGCCACCGCGTCGACCACCTGGCCGACGTAGTTGGACTGCGACATCGCCTGGAACCGGCGATACAGGTCGCTGTTCGTCGCCGACGCCGCCGGCAGTGGGTGCGCGCCGCTGTACCACGCCTCCAGCATGTCGACCGACTTCTTCTGCTCCACCAGCTCGTGCAGCAGAGCCTTCAGCAGATCGTCAGCGGTCTTCGCCATCACAGTCCTCCTAGTTGAATGAAGCCACGCCGGATGAGCCCTTCAGCGCACCCTTGGCGATGCTGTCGTTCGCCGCCTGCCAGGCGAGGACCGCTGCCATCGCCGCGTCGATCTTCAGGGGACCGCCGCGCCGTTCCTTGCTGATCGTCCACAAGGGCACATCATCGTCCCCCTTCAGGTTCAGTTCCACTCGCACCGCGTTGCCGATGTGCTCCGCGAGCTTGGACCCTCCGTCGTGCTTCACCTGACCGGCCTTGATCGCGCCCGAGAACGACGCGCACGCCAGGCCGATCCGCTTGTACAGCGTCGTCGCGTACTCGAGGACGACCTTGTCGCCCCAGCGCCCCGCCCATGCCTTCATCTCCGTCGTCCAGTAGTACGGGTCGCCGTACAGCCGCTTCACCCGGTAGCGGTCGAAGAGCTGCTCCAGCACCTGCTCCACCTCGTCCGTCGGCACCTCCCACTCGGGGTCGGATCCGTCCGACTGCCAGTACCCGGCCAGCCACATGAAGCCCGTCGCCAGCTCGCACGCCACAATCGCGGTGCCGTCCTGCGTCTTCGCGCCGTCGAAGCCGAGCGCGATCTTCGCCCGATCCGCGACGACATGCGTCGCATCCGTGCTGTCGGCCCACGCCACGGAGTCGAACGCCTTCCCGCCGCCGGCGACCTTCCTGTTCAGCCACACCCGCTGGTAGTACTGCTTGTCCGTGTTCGGCTCGAACCAGTGCTTCGCCAGGCCGTCGATGTCGCCCGACCACGCCACCGCCGGCCCCGACGCCTCCACCAGCGCCTCGGTGACGTGCTCCACCGTGTCCAGGGGCATCTCGTCCGGCGCGTAGCGGTAGAAGTAGAACAGCCGCGAGTCGGTGATCTTGCCCTCATGCACCTCCTGCGCGTACTCGTGCGTGTCCTTCGCGACGCTCATCTCCGTCGGGTCGAACATCGTCGTGGTCTCCAGCGACCAGGCGTCGGCCATCTGCCGCTTGTAGGTGTTCTGCATCATCGTCGTGTGCGCCTTCATCAGGCGGGGGCTGGTCATCCGGTGGGTCTAAGCTGTTGTGCGTCGTCCGCGCGCCGTCACGGGCGCCGGGAGCGCCCGTGAGCGGCACCGCCTTCCCGGCGGCGTGGCCGCGCTGGTTCAGCACCACCACCCGCTCGAGGCCGATGTCGAAGTCGTCGACCAGCGGGGACTCCTGCAGGATCGTCCTCAGGACGTTGAAGCCCAGCTCCTCCGTCTGCTCCAGGGTGAACGCGACCATCGCCACATACGGCTCCACCACGCCGCGACCCACAGGCTCACCAGAGGCATCCCAGCCATCGAATCGGACGGGCGCGTCGGGGTGCAGCTCGCAGATCGCCAGGAGCGCCGCCTTCTCCGTCTTCGCGGTGCCCTTCCTGATGTTCCACGCGACCCGGTTGAAGCGCCGGCGACCCTCACCCTTGCCGCCCCTCGGGTACACCTCGTAGGAGCGGTAGATGAGCGCGCGGAACTCCGGCTCCACCTTGTACGGCTGGCCGCGCATGTCGCCCGGCCCGTAGGTCAGGTTCGCCTCGATCCAGTCGCAGATGTCCGGGCCGAGCGTCGGCCAGGGCTCCTCGTCAGGCTTCGGGGTGATCAGCGTCGCCACGGCTCACCACCTTCGGCACGAAGACCTCGACGTAGTGGACGAAGCAGTAGCCGTTCCTGAAGCTGCCGAGCTGTCGGCAGCTCTCGTACTTGCACCTCAACGCCGAACGAGCAGCAGCACGAGGATGATCGCGATCATGATCGTGTCAGCGATCAGCAGGATGTTGTTCATGGCAGCCTCCCCTCAGGCCAGCATCGCGCGCGGATCGACCTCGTCGACCGGCTTCGGGCCGGACGCGGCACGCTTGGACTTCCGACGAGCCTCCGTCTTCTCCTCCGCGCTCTCGGCCTGCTCGATGCTCCACTGCAGGCGCCGGCGAGCCATCGGGGTCAGGCCGTACTCGGTGTCCTGGATGCGGATCTCGGCGGCGAACTTGAACGCGGCCAGGGTCATCCCGTTCTTCATCGCGTACCAGTAGGCGTCCTCGAGGAACAGGCGCCGCACGATGCCGGAGTAGTCGGACTCGTCGTACTCCGAGCTCATCGGGCTCGACCAGGTGCGATGCCACCACTTCACGGTCTCCGGCTGCCACTGCAGCCCCGGTCCCCGCTTCGGGATCAGCGGCACCTTCGGGTTGTCGACGAGCGCCAGCGTCGTCGCCGTCGTCACCTTGTTGCGGCGCTGCCGCGTGGACGGGTGCTTCGGGGGGACGCCCCTGGTCGTCATCAGGCACTCCGGTTCTCGTAGGCGGTCTTCTCAGCATGACAGGTGGCACAGAGTGCCTGGAGGTTGTCCGGCTCCCACGAGCCCCCGGCGGCGACCCGCACGATGTGGTCGACGTGGCCGGCGCGAGCCTTGCACTTCCGGCA